TGGATGCCTCTCCCCGCACCCCCGAAAGGAAAAACACCTTGAGCAACCGCATGATAAACAATCAGAAACGGGAGAAGAGATGAAAATGCCGAGGGATTTAAACGAAAACGAAATTGAGTGGCAATTCACCGAGGCCCAAAAAGGCAAGGACAGAGTTGTCCGCAGCGTCAGCATGAGGCGCTCAAGGGCGAGGCTGGATTCAATGCTCACGCCTACCATGCGGGATGCATCCAGGGAGATTGATAAAGCTTACGAGGATAGGGCTAAGGGGCTTGGCTACGCCCTGCTTGGGGCAAGCGGCGCTCAAGGCGGGGGAGGGTTAAGCTTGACCGAAGAGATGATTGAGGAAATCTGCCGCAGGATTGCACGCCTGAGCCATTGGGAAAGGCAATGCTCCCGCTTATTGCGAAATGCCGTTTACGCGCTAAACCAGACCGAGCACACCGCAACGACATACGCGAAATTAACAAACCAGACCACCATGGAAGTCACGCTCTGGTACAGGGAAGGGCTTAGGGTTTATTGCAAGCTGCGGGGGTGGGACTAAAAAAATGTTTGACAGCAAAAAGACAAACGGGTAAATTTGTCATGATCCCGTCTTTACGGGACCGCACCCACCCGCCTCCCCCCGAGAGCGGGTTTTTTGTTGTCCGATTTCCTTCTTGGCCATCCATCGCCCCGGCCTGCTTGGTCCCCTGAGCAGCCGGGGTTTTGTTTTTCAACCCTATCGGAACAGTCCCGTTCCGTTGTGACGTCACCTACGCTTACTAAAATTTAACAACTTACTTTTCAGCCCGTGAGAGTTTTGGGCGAGGAGAAATTATGGGATTCAAAATAAAACCTTCTAATTGGGGCTCAAAGTATTCTTACTTTCTTGTTTCATACGACGAGAAAGGCAACCCGGAGGCTTTTGCTAACCACTCTCACATGCACGACGTGACAGGCTTGTACTTGTCGTTTCCTGATGGGGGTTTTTAATGGCACGAAAACACCCCAACATCGGCGGCAAGCGTGATGGCGCAGGCAGGCCACCCGGTGCAGGCAATGAAGCAATCAAGCCGCTCCGTGAGGCAATCATGGAAGCGGCGAAGAATGTCGGTCGCGACGGCAAAGGCAAGGATGGTCTTGTCGGGTATCTGGTCATGCTGGCCAAGGATGAGCCGAAAGCTTTTGCTGGTTTGCTTGGCAGAGTCATTCCCATGCAGGTCACAGGAGAAGACGGCGGCGATATTAAAATAACCGTTACCAAAGTGGTACACAGTGCCCGAAATAACGGTTAGGTACGAGACAGCCGACTGGGCGCAGGCGCTTGATCCGAAATACCGCTATATCTTCATCAAAGGCGGGCGCTCGTCGGGTAAATCGCACGAAGTAGCTAATTATCTGGTTGACCGCTCATTCTCGGAAGCCGGGCTTAAAATCGTCGGCTTGCGGGAGATTCAGAAATCCATTGATAAATCCTCGAAAAGCCTTGTTGACGACAAGATAAAAAAACTCGGCCTTGAGCCGTATTACAAATCAGTCCAGAGCGAGATCAGAAAAACCGCTTTTGGCGATAGTGGGCTGTTTTACTTTCAGGGCATGAACGACCTGACAGCGGATAACATTAAATCGCTTGAAGGCTTTAAAATCGCATGGTTTGAAGAGGCGCAGAACTGTACGAGAAACACGCTTAAAATCTTACGTCCGACTATCCGCGAAGCTGACTCGCAAATCATATTCACCTGGAACCCTAAATTTCCAGAGGATGCGGTTGAAGAGTTCTGCAATGACATGCGGGGCGAGCCGGACTGCCTGTTTATCCATGTAAATTACACGAACAACCCGTTTATTACTGACGTTGTCCGGCGCGAAGTTGAAATCGACCAGAAGAAAAACCCTGAAGATTTTAACCATGTCTGGTTAGGCGATTACGATACGTCATTCCATGGCCATTACTACGCCAAGCTTTTAGAGGACGCCAAGGAAGATGGCAGGATTACCGATGTGCCGCGCAAGACGGGCGTGGATATCATCACCGCGTGGGATTTGGGCCGGGCGGATTCAACCGCGATATGGGTTGCCCAAGTTGTTGGGCTTCAGGTTCGCATAATTGATTACATGCAGGGCAACTTCAAAGAGCTGGATGAGTATTCAGACTGGATCAAGGCCAACGACTACAACGGAAAGCACTTTCTTCCGCATGATGGGGCGCATGAGCGCCTTGGGATGAAGGGCTCTATCAGTTCGCAGCTTCGTGGCATGGGATTGAGCCACGTTCAGGTTATGGGGGCTATGAACAAAGAGGCCGGGATTAAGCTGGCCAAGTCCTTAATCAAGGAAGCCTATATCGACAAGACGAAATGTAAGGACGGCCTGCAGGTCTTGAGGCACGAGAAAGCCGAGAAAGATGAAAAGACCGGCAGATGGAAAGAAATTCACGAATTAGACGGGGCGGCAGCGTTCAGGTATCTCGCGCAGGCGCTTGAGAGCAATCCTAAGACAGCCAAGCCAAAACCTCTGCCCCTGATACGGGCCAATCATTCATTCATGGGAGCTTAATTTGAGCAAATTATCGGGCACGGGCGCGATGTCCGAAGAAGAGGCTCTTGAAGCCTTGGAAAAAGCACAGAAGAAGAAATAATGGCCAAAGACATCATCAAAACCGCGCAGGAATTATACAAGCGCGATAAAGACGCATGGGCGGAAATCTACCGAAAGGGCAAAGAGGATTTAAAATTTCTATCCGATGCCGATTATGCCCAATGGGACGAAACCGACGCGAAAGCCAGAACTGACGCAGGCCGTCCGGCAATCACGGTTGACCAGCTAGGCCAGTTTGTTCACCAGGTCGCCAATGACGTGAAGATGAACACCCCGACGATCAATGTCATCCCCTCCGATGAGGCGGGGACAGTTGAAACGGCGGCTTTCTACAAGGGCAAGATCAAGGATATTGAATACCGCTCAGGAGCAGACGAGGCCTACGATACGGCGGTACTCAGCTCTATCAAGGGCTCAATCGGTTTTATCCGCGTTGACCATGATTATGCCGACGATGTTAAGAATATTCAGGAATTGTTCATCAAGCGCGTGGTCAATCCCTTCACTATAACGATTGACTGCAACTCGACCGAGATCGACGGCTCTGACGCTATGCACGGGCATATTCTTGAAGGGATGACGGTCGATAAATTTAAGAAGAGATTTCCTAAAAAAGAACCGGTCAGCTTTGAAGATGAAAATGGAAAGACCCTGACCAAGGGGGACGATGAAATCTTTATCTGCGAGTTTTACCAGATCGAAGAAGAGGCCCGTGACGTTGGCTATCTTGACGGGAACGAGCCGAAAGATATTCAGGACGGCGTAGAATACAAAGCCACTCGCACGCTGAAGAAGCGCAAGGTTATGAGATACACGCTTTCCGGCGACGGTTTCTGGAGAAAACCACTTTCCCCGGCAAATATGTTCCACTTGTTCCTGTCTTTGGTGAGGAGGCATGGGAGGATGGAAAGCGTCACCTTCACAGCCTGATCCGCAAATCAAAGGGCGCGCAAAGGCTGTTTAACTTCCAGCTCTCGAATGAAACCGAAGCTTTGATGAAGCAGCCGGAAGCGCCGTTTATTGCGCCCGCAGGCTCGGTCGAGAATTATCTTGAAGAATGGCAGAACCCCAAAAAGTCATCCGTCCTTCGTTATGACCATGAAATAGACGGCAGGCCAGTACCAGCGCCGCAGCGCCTTATGCCCCCGCAAATCTCCCAAGGATTTATGGCGGCGAGAGCGACAAGCATCGACCTGATTAAGGGCTCGATGGGGATTTATAACGCTTCCCTTGGTGAGCGTTCAAACGAGACTTCCGGCGTTGCGATCAACCAGCGCAAGGTTGAGGGTGATGTTGCGACATTCCACTTTGGCGATAACCTGATTAAATCCATCACGCATGTAGGCAGAATTCTTGTCTGCGCTATCCCGGAAATTTACGACACGCCCCGCTTGGTTCGAATCGTTTCCGATGAGGACGAGCCGAAGACAGTCGGCATCAACGGGATGCTGGCCGAAGGGCAGGAGCAGAGCCTCGATGTCACGCAAGGCAAGTACGATGTGAGGGTTGTAACGGGGGCGTCATTCACGACCCAAAGGCAGGAAACAGTTGCAGCACTAACGCAGATGTTCTCGGCCAATCCAGAGCTTATGCCGGTATTCGGGGATATTTTCTTTAAGAACTCCGACTTTGCGGGCTCTCAAGCCATGGCGAAACGCGCTGAAAAGCTGGTCCCGCCAAACCTGAAAGACGATGCGGACGAAGATCAGGAAAAAATACAGCTTCAGCAAGCTTTGGAGCAGGCGCAGCAGGAAATTCAGGGTATGGCCGAGCAACTCAAGGCCAGACAGGAAAACGAACAGCTTAAAGCGCAAGTCGAAACTATCAAGGCGCAGTCCGAGCTTGAGCGGGCAAAGATCGACGCCGCCGTGAAAATGGAAGAACTCAAGATCAAACAACAGGAATTGGTTTTAAAACAACAGGAAAACCAGCTCAGAGCCATGGAAATTGAGGCCCGCCGCCAAGAGGCGATGAAGCCCCCAGAGGTTCCGCAATCAGGCGGTTCGATTAACTAGGAGAATTTATGAGTGTAGAAAATCAGGCGGGCAGCGATGCCGCGCCATCGGAAAGCGTTGTCCAGACGGAAGCGCCAATTGAAAGCCCTCAAGAGGGGGTAAATGATGCGGCTCAGGAAAAGCAAAAGACGGGAAACCCGAAAATTGACGATCCATGGCCGGAATCAGCAAGGAACAAGGTCAATCGCTTAAATAAGCAGCTGGCCGAAAGAAGCGCGCGCGAAAGGGATCTGGCTAAAAAATTAGCTAATTACGAAGCGGCGCAGGAAAAGGCGACCAGGGAAACCGGTGCGCCGAAACAGCCTCATGCCGATGATTACGATAATTTCGGAGATTATCTTGAGGCGGTGGCGAAATTTAGGCCGCAGGAAAGACCGCAAGAAACGGTGGATCCTAAAAAACTTGAAGAGCAAGCCTACGCAACCGCAAAAGAAACTGTTCATTACGAACAGCGGGTAAACCACGTCGCACAACAAGCACAGAAGGCAATGGCTGAATCGCCGGAGCTTCAGCAACTGTTCGCGGACAATGAGGACATTCTGGACTTATATCCGCCGCAGATTGAGAAAGTGTTTCTTGATGCAGACAACGCGCCCGCAGCTTTTTATGCACTCGCGAAAGAAGGCAAGCTCGATCTACTGGCGCAAATGAATCCCACGCAGGCCGCTTATACAATCGCTCAAGCGCAAATACGCGGTGAGCAGATGATGAAAGCAGCGAAGGTTTCAAAAGCGCCGCCACCCATTCAGGGAGCGAAGGGGGCCTCTTCAGGAGGAAAAGACCTTAATTCCATGAGCGGGAAAGAGCTTCGTAAAAAATACGGAGTTTAGTTCCAAACCCTAACAACCCAAGGCCCCATTCCGGGGCCTTTTTTAATGGAGAAATACAATGGCTGATACAATTCAGACAATCAAAAGTAACGCAAAGAAGCTGGCGAAAATGGCGGCTTCTGAACTTGCAGACAACGTGCAGTTTTTTAAATCTGCGCGCAAATTCCCGGCAAGCGAATTTAAACCTGACGGCGGTGGTCACTCCCCCGGCGACACGGTAAGCGTTCGCATTCCGTCTAATTATGCAGTAGGCACGACTTCGTTCGACCTGACTTCCGCCCTGCAGGATATCAAGGAAAGATCGGTTGATCTGCCTCTTGATATTATCGGGACGGTCGGCTTTGACCTCGAATCTCAGCAACTCGCCCATGACGTAAATCTTGGTGATGTTTATGACCGCTTTGTAAAAGGCGTCGTTCTGGACATCGCTGCCAGCGTTGAGTCGCAAATGTTGCAAAAAGCCACGCAGAACACGGCAAACCTTGTTGGAACGGCAGGATCAACGGCTTATACGACCGCTGAAATCTTGGCCGCTAAAACAAAGATGAGCCAGTTCCTTTGCCCGAAAGACAAGCAAAGATTCCTGCTTGGCGATGCGTCTGCGATGGCTCAGGCGGTCGATCAACGCAAGGGCTTCTTCCAATCGTCCGAGCGCATCAAGGAACAGTACGAGCAGGGCTTTATCGGCATTGCTGACGGCTTTACCTGGATGGAAAACGAGCTTCTGTACAGCCACACAAACGGCAACGATGTTGCGGCGACGGTTGAAACCGGCGTTGTCACTATCGCAACCGGGATGTCAACGCTTGGCTTGGCTGATGTTACGGCGAACACAGGAACAGTAACGAAAGGCTCTGTCTTTACGATTGCTGATGTGTATTCCGTACACCCGCAAACGAAAGTCAGCACCGGCGTTCTGAAGCAATTCGTTCATACCGGAGCAACGCAGACAGCGGACGCTTCGGGCTTTGTAACTCTTACGCTTGATGAGCCGATTTACTCTTCGGCTTCAGGCTCGTTGCAAAACGTGTCCGCGCTTCCCGCTGACGAGGCTGCTGTTACGTTCGTCGGCGCTGCCTCGACAACGTACAAGCAAAGCCTTGCCTTCCACAAAGAAGCATTCCGCGTTTGCTCCGTTCCGCTTGTTCTGCCCAACAACGCAGAATTTGCTGAACAGGCGACCGAGGACGGCGTGACTGTAGCAATCGTCCGCGACTTTGACGTTTTGACCCGCAAAATGATCACACGGGTTGACTTCCTCGGTGGTTTGGCTCCGGTGCGTCCGCGCTGGGCTTGCCGCATTACGTCCTAATCAATCGGGGAGGCTTAGCGGCCTCCCCTTCACTTTTTCAGGAGAATTATAATGTCAAAGAATCATATTACAGCCGTGGGCGCGCTTACGGATGACACAAAGTTAAAAATTAACCAAGCCCTTGGTGATGTTTCAAAGAGCACGACTGAATTTGATGTGGACTCTGGAACTTCAGGCACAACATTAACCAATGTTGATGGCTTATTGTCCGAAGTTCTTCAACCCGGCACATACAAAGTTGAGATCGACCTTAGTCTGACCTCAACAGCGAACTCTGGCTTAAAAGTTGGCCTGAAATTCGGGACAGCAGCCATGTTGGCATCCATTGATGTTACTTCCAAAGCGTTCACTGCTTCAGCGGTCGGCGTTGCACGGGCAACTACGGCAACTGATGCAGCATCAATCCAAGCTTCAACAGCAGCCATTATCAAGTGCGAAATCACTGGTCATCTGGTTGTTTCCAAGGCCGGGACATTACAACTGCAAGCCGCTCAAAACGCATCTCACGCCGACAACACAACGATCTATGTCGGATCAACGATGAAATTCACAAAAATCCCGACCTAAGAAAACCCAAGGAGAAAATGCAATGGCAAGACCTAAAAAAGTAGTGGCAGAAATTGCTGCGCCAGCGCAAGAAGTGGCAGAAATTCAACCTGTCGCAGCAAAAGCCTTCGTTCGAAAAGATGGTCGCATACCTCTTGAAAAAGACGGCGGCTTTAAATTCGTCAAAAGCCTGAAGCAGATCGCCCTGCTTGAGGCCGAAGGCTGGAAGCGCGTCTAAATGGCAACCGGGCTGGACCTTGTAAAATCCTCAATGCGGAAGATCGGGGCGATCACGAAGAACGAAACGCCTTCCGCAGATGAGTCCAACGATGGCATTGAGATTATCAATCAAATGCTTTCGTCATGGTCGAATTTTGCCTCCAATGTATATGCCCGGACGCTTGAGAACTTCACGCTAACAGGCGGCGATGGTGAGTACACAATAGGAACGGGTGCAAATTTCAATACAACCCGGCCTATAAAGATCATTGCCGCCTATATCCGTTTGTCGAATATCGACCATCCAGTCGAGATCGTAACGGATGAGGATTTTGCCGGAATTTCCATGAAGTCCCAAACGGGCAG